GCATCTGTCCACATCTTATAAAACATATTCATACCGTGTGGTGTAGAAACAATAATAACTTTAGATGTCTGACCTGCAGTAATCGTAGGATAGACAGAACTAAAAAATTGTTCAGCTATATTGGAGGGAACAAAAGCAAACTCATCAAGAAAAATAATATTATATGAACCACCACGAACCGCAGATGCGGACGTACTCGCCGCCAATATTTTAGAACCATTTTCTAACTCCAATGAACCTTTGTTCCAATTCATAACTCCTTGTTGTAGCCAACCCGGTAAATGTTCGTATGCAAGTTGAAATCTTCCTAACAAATCTCTTGCTGTAGCTGCCTTGTTGGCTAGGATAGCTACGTTTACTGTTTCATTAAAGATTACATAATAAATCAGATAAGATATAATCGTTGTTGATTTGCCAGACTGTCTTGGAAGTTTGCAGATTGAAAATCTTTCAGCATGGAAAGTATCAATCATTGTTTCCTGAAAATCATAAAGCTTAAAAGGAATCAAGCCTTCATCAATACTCACAATCTGGACATACTTCTGTATAAAATATGCAGGATCTTTAGAGCATTTGACAAACTCTTTAATTTGATCTTCAGTATAAGAATGGCGCACCGCTGCTGCTTTGAGATTTGGATTGCCTTTATAATGTGTAAAATCAGCCATTTCTATATATACCTTCTATATGAGTAAACCCCAATTGTATTGCAGCTTTTACTCTTGAATTTCCTTTATGCACCGTATATTTTTTTCCTTCACACCCACCTCGATACTGTGCACCACCAACACCCGCTCGTCTTGAACCTTCTATAGGCTCAACTTCTATAGGATTTATCATCTCTAAAGTTAAAAGAATATCTTTATTCGTTTCTCTTGTTGGAATAATAGCCAAGTCATTCACATCTATATAAAAACTATTCTTGTGTTTGATTTTCGATTTGAGTATGTGTTTTTTTGTCATTCAAGAGAGCCTGCAACTCTTTGGTTGAACCAACAAATAATGCATTAGTAACATTTTTAGGTGCATGGTCTGGAACTTCTTTAAGTTTTTTCATCTTCTCTTGAAGGTCCGCTAACTTTTCTGCAACTTCCGCAACAGTCTTAATCAACTGACCTGCAACTTCATACGTTCTAGGATGTTCACTCTCTTTAGCTAATTCAAGTATGCCTGTAACAGCGTCTTGGCCTCTCTCTACGAGGTTGTAGAAGTTTTCACGACTATACTTGTAGTCTGCATCAGCATCCTCATAGTCTCCCACAGGACGAGGTACAAGAGGTTTAGGATCTAAAATCTCTTGTTTAATATTTTCAGTTATTCCTAATGCATCATTAATTTTTGTATCAAAACTACTCATGTCCACTCACTGACTGTTTCATTAAAACCAAAGTTATCATCTGCATCCGGTCCAGAGGTTACTGTAGTAACTATCTTCTGTACTCTTGTTGGTGCCTGATCTTGCAAGTCGCTGTATGTCTTAACTTCAGCCTTTGTAATTGGCTTGGCTGTAGAAACAGGTCCATAAACATAAGCCTTAGCTGTAAAGTTAAATGTGTAAATAATCGCTCGCCGTTCAGTAAAATCTCCAGCATAATTATCTTCATAAGTTGTACTATTCAACACCATAGGTACATCTCGGACTACATCCATTTCAGGAACTTCTTTAAGCGCTATTGTATATTCAGGTTGAAAGAAAGGAACAATCTGTTCTACTATTTGAATTCCATCATCACTATTCTTTGCCATACAAAACAATTCAAAATTCAAATTGTATGGTACTGGAGTATATTGTGACTGCATTTGTTGCAATTTCTTATCTTCAGTAGTTGAAACCTTACGGCGTTTAATAATACGATTCAATTTTCTAGACGGATCATACTCCAGACCAGAAATTTCAAAACCCAATCTCGGTAATGTGATTGCTATCGCTCGATCTAATCCAGGATCAGCTTCTAATCGTATAATAAATTTTTGCTTTGGTCCATAGGCTAACGGTACCTTTAGCGTTTGTACATCTGCTCCAGTTGAATCTTTCCTAGAAATGTAGATATCATTAAACAAAGAACCGAAAGCTATTACAGTTTTTCTCAATGATTCGTTATAAAAAGTTTGTCCTAACATCGTATATTATCTCCTATGCATCGTCTGATGGTTCACCAAATGGATTTACCTCGGTGAAATCCAGTATAGTCGCTGCTTGTGTGTCTAAAAATTCATTATCTGCTTGAGGCGATTGTGTCTCCAAGTTATATTCTTCTTGAATAAGGAACCAAGTATAGTAAGCATTGGAATCTTCCAATATAATATCTTTGAAGCCATCTTCATTTTCCATCAACTCATAAAATCCATCTTCCAATAGAATATTGCCAGCTCCAAATTCATAAAATGTTCCCCACTCAAAAGCAACCTTTTCATTGATAAAAGAACCAACTGGAATTTCTCCAGAAAAAGTCCATTCTAACAAGTCAACGGAGTATTTAGCTTCAATAGCATCAATCGCATCAATACCAGTATCAAGTGCTTCACTTGAATACTCCCATTGTCTACAGTATAATTTATATACTGGTAGATTGTTTACTTGATAAAAAGGATCATCATGGTCTACAAAACTTATCTCCCAGATTTTTTTAACAGTTGGAAAATAAATCAAGTCTCCTTCGTTTGGTCGTAATGATGTAATAAGATTATTAGACTGACTTACTACATCATCCCAGCGCCTTCTTGAAACTGCAAAGCTAGTTTCATTCTGAATATCTAAACCAAAACGTGTTACAAGTTCTTTTGCTCCCTCGTATCCTTCTTGAGTTTCCATCCACATTTCAATACCATAAGCCTCATCAAATCTTGAAAGTGGATCTTCACCAAATAATTCATCTTCATTTACTAATTCTCTCGGTAAATAATACACATCATGGCCATAAATTCCTATAGCCTCTATAACTAAATCTTCGTATAGATACTGTTCGCTTATAGTACCTTTAGAAAAGTGAACATTCGTTGTCATTTAATTATCCAATATCAAAGAGTAAAGGCTCTTCCCAAACCAACCTTCCTTCTGTTTCAAGTTCACCTATCTCTCTAATGGCTTCATTATAAATGAACTCACCATTCATACTCACCCCACCTAGCATTGTAACGCCTGTAAATTTAATAAGGTTCTCTCCCCACTGTCTTTTTATGAGTGCTGTAGCATATCGTTTCAACCAAAAATCATTATAGGCTTGCGTATATTCTTCAGCATTTAATTTCCTATAACATTCTATAATAATATATTCACCTACATCTAAATCATCTCCCCATGCCATATTAATATACAATCTATTACCTATCTGATTATAGTCAATAGGTTTCTCTCCAACCAATATCATATCTAATAGATCAAGTTGCCACATTGTCATTTGATAGTGTATAACAGAAATATCTGAAAAGTCATAAAGATCATTCAATCTCAATTGATATCGAATATCAAACATATTCAGATTGCCTCTATTTGTAAACGGTAATATTCTCAATACTGAAAGTATACCATCAGGCATTGGAATATAGTCTTGACCTATTTTCCATTCTGCTGTTACATTAAGAGTTACTGCAGCACCATCTGCATGATCATTTGCTAGAGCTGCGGTTGTTAAAACATTTCCTGTCTTAAGTGTATACGCCACATTTTCTGCAGCATTAGGTGTCGCATCTGCAGCAATAGTAATAGATCCAGTAGCAGGAAAATTAGTAGCATCAGCCAAAGTAACACTAGTAGCATTTTGTAATACTGCACCACTTAGAGCTGAGGTTGAAACTTCAGATGCTCCTATACCTCTAGCCGTTGCTGTTTCTACAGTATTAGTTGATGATCTATTTACATCTTCTGTTGTAAGTTGATGTTTGAGATATGTTCGTTGCTGGCCATTCTGCATAAAAGTATTCCAATATTGAATAGCCTCATCTACACGATCATCTACTTGATCATCGTCTACATTGATATCTATTACTGGGTACCCTAGCTTTCTTTTACACCAGGCTTTAAATTCTGTTTTTGTTGTTGGTTCTGCCATTTGTAATATTTATCCTAAGGCCACTCCCATCGCTATGGCGAAGCCCTTTGTTGATGCTGCATCCGCTGTTGTTTTCACATTAGTAATTTGTGTTTGTGCATTACTACTCAAAGAATTTATATATTGCAATTCTGCATTAGTTACCGAACCATCTGCTAATTTATTGGCATTAATAGCCGCACCTAAGTAGCCATCTGCAATAGCTGTTCCTTGCCATGTACCAGTACCAATCGTTCCTAATGTAGTAATAGTATTTTGTCCTACATATGTCGTAGCAATCGTTACTGCATTTGCTGAAACTGTAATCTTATCTGCCGTGCCTATAACATTGAGTGTATTTCCACTTTTGGTCATACCTGCGCCAGCAGTTATTTGACCAGCACCAGAGAACTGTGACCATGTAATAGCAGTAGTACCAACAGTAATAGTACCGTCTGTAGTTACTACCCAACCACTATCAGCATTAACAGTTCCTGTCTCTACAAAAGTAAAAGATCCCGAGTCAACTTCATTACTTGGACTTCCATCAAAATCTGTTGCTCTTGTAAGTACCCAATTACTTGAACCAGTACCAACTGTTGTTACTGTATAGATACCATTCTGTAATCCGGCTGTCTGATCTTTAACTAATAGACGTTCGGCCGCAACCATTAATTGTCCATCAACCGTTAGTGCAGCTTGTGTACTGTTATTGGTTAGTGTAGCTCCAACTCCCGATGAACCATTATCATAAGCCGCAGATAGATTAGCAGTCGTAGCTGCATGAGAAGAACATTTTAAATCTAAACCAGAAGCTACCGAATCAACATAAGCTTTAATAGATTGTTGAGAGGATACTTTGGATGCACTATCCGAAGCCATATTATCTTCATCAAGAAAAGCGTTACCAGAAATTGTTCCACATAACACAGGGCTTGCTAATGTCTTATCACATATAGTTCCAGCTATATACGCTGTGGCTACCGCTGTGCCTTGCCAGACTCCACTGGTGACCGTTCCAACTGTTACGAGTGCCGAATCACCTTTGTAAGCTGTCGCGTCACACAAGTTAAATGCGGGGGTCGCATCCGTTCCACCAAGTGATAATGAAATACCACCATAACTAACACTACTATTAGACAGTTTGGCATTCGCAATAGAACCGGCAAGCATACTATTTTCTACAGATGTAGCAGCTATCGTAACCGCACCTGCACTACTAATAGTTACGTCACCAGAAACTGCAACTGGATTATAGTTTGTACCGTCTGCAACTAACAAATAACCAGATGTATTGGTACCCATTATTAAATCATCGCCACTAATCGTTAAATCACCACCAACATTAACCGCGCCAGTAACGCACGTGGCGCCTTGAACATGAAGCGTTAC